TACTTTGTTGCCACCTGCTGTTTCTGAGTAAGCCTTGATGAATGCCTTGTTACCTGTTGAGTTGGTTGAAGCATCATTGGCATAAAAATCAATCTGACCTACAACGTCATTTTCACCTAGAGTTGTATCGCTACTTTCTAAAGTAAGAACTGCACCTGTTGCAGACGATGCGTTAATTAAGGAGCGTGGACTGCTAGTACCAATACCCACGTTGCCTGTAGCTCCATCAACGTATAGAGCGTGTGTCCCGTTGTTGTACGCTACTCTGAAATCGGCATCAACTGTGTTGCTGTTGAAAACCACATGCCCACCAGCCTGTGATGCGGCAGTAATACCTCCAAGGCTGTCTATGTTCATGCGTTCAGTACCATCAACATAAAATTCTATTTTTGATCCAGCGGATACATCATTATTATCAGCAGCAATTATTAGCCTGTCACTAGAGCTAGTAATTAAATGTTGAAGATCGGTTACAGAACTGTCATTCATTGTGATAGTAGGATTAGAATCACCTAGTACGATATCGCCCGTCACCGAAATTCCAGAGGCTGTGGTGGCTAGTTTAAAAGCATTTGCATAACCTATTTTAACTTCACTAGCCCCCGTCAATAATAAATTATGACCTGAACTATTTTGTATTGAAGTTCCTACGTCTTGACTACCAAGAATTAAATAACCCGTACCAGCATCCTTAACGTAGCTATTAGTACCATCATGATAAATCTGTAGGTCGCTGCCAGCGCCGAAGATGGCTTTGCTGTTGTCTGCGAACGTAATGTCATCGCCAGTGGATACGGCTAGGTCTGTGCCGCCAGTAGTGTTACCAGCCGTCAACACCTCAGCCAACGTATCGGTAACACCGGGATCAACCCCAGCCATCGCGTCAACGACTGCTGCGCCAGAGCCTGCGCCGTCCAAATAGACGACCGCTGTCTTGCCGGTGGCAATCGTCACATTTGCGCCTGAGCCTTGGCTAATTGCAATCGATTGAGAACCAGAGGTTGCGTTCTCGATGAACATAACCCGAGATACCGTATTAGGCGAGATGGTCAGCGTCCTAGTTGCCGTTAAACTGCCTGCGGATGTGACCTTAAAATACATTGCACGGGCTGGATCAGAAACACCATCTCCAATCGTAGTTGTCGCGTCAGCGTCCGAGCTAAAAGACTGTTCGGTGCCGTAACCTAGCGCCTCGCCAATTAATTCTAGGTTGGTATTTGTGGTTGTGCCCCAAGTTCCGCTTCCCTCTCCGGTGGCCAACTCCGACAATCGGAGGTCATTAACGTAGGTAACCATTTGATTTTCCTCAAGTTTTTAGGCAGCGTCCCGCCCAGCTTTAATCTCTTCATACCCTGCTGACTGGCTAGTGTCGATGGTCGAGTAGCCGGGCGATTGTGTTGTATTAATTGAATTGTAGTTCGGGTCTTGGTTCGTGTCTATCTCTCCCCATACCAGAATATCCCCTACGCTTGCAACTATTGACAGTCCGGTAACTTCTATGATTGCCCCGGCAACCGTGGTGACGGTGCCAAGGCCAGAGTTTATCTGCTGGCCCGTAACAAATACATTGTTTACCGTCCTGACCGTTGGGGTGCCAAGGCTGGAGGTTATCGCCTGACCCGTTATCGAAACATTTGCCTCTGAGTCCGTTGTGACCGAGCCAACTGCTGACGTAATAGACTGGCCGGTAACCTGAATAATTGCTCGGGCTACGACCTGTATCGAGCCTACGGCTGAAGTTATCGCCTGACCTGCCGGGGTTACATTGGCCTCAGCATCTACCGCAAGAGAGCCAACGCCTGACGTGATTGCCTGACCTGTCGGGGTTACGTTTGCTTCTGCGTCCGTGGTGACCGCGCCAACTGCCGAGGTGATCGCCAGCCCTGTTATGCTGACCACTGCGCCGGCGTCTACCGTTACAGCGCCGACTGCCGCAGCGGCCTGCTGCCCGGTAACCGAGACGTTAACGTAGAGCGGGGTGCCCCAAGCGCCTAGCCCCCATGTTCCGCGACCCCAACCTTCTTGAGACATCAGTCGGCCATCTTGGCTTCAGCATCTTTCAGAAGCTGGACGGCGGTGCTCATGATGTCGCGCACAGCGTCTGTCATAAAGTCTGTCGCAAGAGAGGCCTCCATCGTCTTAATCGCCTCTTGAATGTCTTCTAAAGCCGTCATATTGATCTCCAATCAAGCGACTATGATAAAACTTACGCGGCGCTAGGGATACCCTGAAACTTCCGATTGAGTATGCGCTGCACCTTCGAGTGCGTCAGCGGGGGAATACTGTGTAAGCTATTGACCTGCTTTGCGATCTTTCGCGGCCCAAGGCCTCGACCGTGGAGCCTGTAGATCGTCTTGAGCACCGCCTGCTCTTCAGGGATCTCGACAAGCTTCTTGCGAGTCTTGCTGCCGGTCTTGACCTCTTCGTGTCGAAACCCGTAAGGCGCTGACCCGCCAATGGCGTAGCCGCGTGAGGCCCAGTCAAGCTTACCCGCCGCAAATCGATCCTTGATTGTCGCATGCTCGATCTCAGCAACCGCCGACAATACCATTAGCATAATCTGATTTGCCATAGAGTTCATGTCAAATTTAGCATCGAGACCCTTAGACCTGCTTGCGTCAGGATAGACAATCGGCATCTCACCAAACTGTTCGCAGAAGTAAAGGGTGATGCCGATGTCCTGCAAGACCGGAATCATACCAAGAAGGTCAGAGCTTGATCGGCTGAGTCGGTCAAGGCGGGTGCAGATCACCACGTCATGCTCGTCAATCACATCAGTCATCTCGCGGCTTGCGGGTCGATCGAGGACAGCGTGGGTGCCAGAGATGCCCTCGTCAGCAAAGAACTCGGTCACATCACGGTTGTACTTTTCACGAACGAACTCACTGATCTGTTGCTTCTGCGTCTCAAGCGAGATACCAGACTTGACCTGCTCGTCGGTGGATACGCGCACGTAGCCGTAGATGTTGTTGACCTGCTTTAATGGATTGCCGCTCATTTCACTCCTCCCTTGAATCCGTAATCGGACATTTCTTCGTGCAGCCGCTGCCAGTTGATGTCCAGAGGCATGCTGTTGTTGCTGCGGTCAGCGAACATTACCTGACCATCCTTAACCAGCTCTATGCCGAATACCGCCTTTGGCATTCCATCATAGACGATGTCGATGCCGTGCTTCAGGCAAGTGCGCCGCACCCGATTATAGAAAACTTTCTTCGCTTGGGCGCTCATGCTGCGCCCTCCTGAATGTACTCCGCCCAGATCTCTTTGGCCGCATCGGTCTCGGACAACACCCGTGCGCGGTCTGCAAGGTAATCGCCAAGCTCCTTGATCCCCAAAGCCCTAGTCGAAAGAGCAAGCAGCTCAACATCAGTCTCCGCAGAGGCCTTGCGGAAAAGTCCCGGGAGCAGCATCGCCGCAATAGGCTCAAGGTCGTACTGGCGAGCAAACTGGCTCAAGTCCTTTGCAAGCATCTGGTCTTCAACACTCAATTCTTTATCTTTCATCACGTTCTCCTGTTAGTGAAATTGCATTCTAGGGTATAGCGTGTCGATATGCAAACATTTATTTCGGTGTGCAGGGGTTTGCATATGGACACGGGGTATGTTATTATTGGGAAATCAACCAATGGAGAACGTGATGGAATTTGAGCAAACAGACAACGGTCGGATCTGCAAAACATTCAAGGATGACTGTGTGATCCGGTCGATCAGTATAGCGACTGGAAAGACCTACCAAGAGACCTTTGAGGAGATGATGGCGCTAGGGCTGGAGATGGGTGCCTTCCCAAACCACGACAGGGTGTGGGTGAAGTACCTTGAGCAGAATGGCTTTGTGAAAAACAAGCCTCCCCGAAACGCTAAGGGCAAGTACATCAAGCTTCAGGACTGGGACTTTGATGGTGTTGCAGTTGTCATAAACTCAGGCCACCTGACTGCGGTTAAAGGCGGGGTGTGCATCGACTCTTGGGACTGCCGGTACAGGCCCGTTAATTCATATTGGACAGCCGCGTAAGCGGTGAGGAGAAATTTCATGAACGCACTCGAATCAAAAATTGCAAAGGCGCTTGGTAAAAAGCGTATGGCAAAAGTACAAGACATTATGGACGATGGAATGGCTGTTGACCTTTTACTCGCGGATGGTTTCATTAATAACGAGTTAGGAGATGACGGTATGATTTTTGATGTTTGGGATTATGTGTCAGATTATACCGTTGCTGAGATTATTGTTAACGCAAAGCGTTTTGTTGATGAAGCGGAGGCCGCGTAAGCGGCAAGGAGAAAGAATGAGATACCACAGATTAGAAGCCGATAAGATATCGGAGATTGACGGCTTGTCCCGGCTCAAGCGAAT